TCTGGTTATATTTTGGCCAATAGCCAAGACGTTGAACATTATGATCCAACTTATCTTCACCAAGCTCGGCTTCAATTTTCCGTTCGTTTAAGTGATAGCCCATAGATGGATTAGAATTGTACCAGGCTTCGACATCATGAATGTCCTTGACATCTTCAACCGACCACTCCGCCCAACCTGAATACTTTGCTTTCCCAGCTAAGGTATTATCTCGATAATTTGTAAAAACAGTTCCACTTGATACTGGTGTTGGAGGTGTTCCACACATTATAGTCATTGGATTATCACTGTCAGTAACAGTATATTTCAATGCTGATTCTTGCTCAGTAGTATATTCCTGAGCTTCATCAATTACTAAAATGTCAAATCCTTCTCCAAGACCACCACTTGATGTTCTTGTTCTGAACTGAATTACTACACCAGACTCAATTAATTCCAATCTTTCTTGCCCTTTAGCTTTGATAGATTTGAAATCTTCTCCTTCAACATAACCGCTATCTTCAAGATATTTTTTTAATTCCTCATAAGATGAGTGGGACGTACTAATTCGGTGTGCTGTATGAAGAATGCTTAAGCCTTGTTCAAGCGCCCATAATTCAAGGATATATACAATTTCTGTTTTACCATTCCGCCGTGGGATTGAATATCCAAACTTTTGGTGTGTCCATAAACCATCTTCATCAATGGCCATAACCTCTTTCAAAAGGTTCTTTTGCCATGGATAACACTCATGTTTTGATTTTTCGTAAATCTCAATAGCTTCTTGATATTTTGTTTCAGTAAATGGAAGTATTACCGATTGAGTAGGATACTGATTGCCAAATCTTTTTTCAGCAGTCATGTTATTCCTCCTTCAATCTAAGTGCATGATAACCCTGTCGCTGGGATGAGTTATTTTTTACTTTTTAGATTCAAATTTTTACGTTCAGCAATCTTTGCATCTTTATCTGGGTCTAGCCAGTTTTTAGACCAAACATCCTGACGCTTTTTATCAATATCTCTAGGATCGTATTCTACTGTGCAACGGCAACGCTCATGACGATGATACACGTCACTTGGAACATTAGGATAATCGTATGAACCCGCCAAATTTCTACACCAATCGCATGCTTTACCTACTAACTTTCGTACAATCTTGGGTTTTAAACCTGCTTTTGCTTGAAAATCAATATTTTTCTTAAGCGTATCATCAAAAACACTCTGGCTAAATGTTACTATTGGCTCTTTCAAAAGCCAAAGTATTTTTTCAAAATCATCTTCACTAGAAATACGGTTAACAATGCCATCAATTCTATCTTGATTGAGTTCTGGTACTTGTGATTTTAATTTAAACCCAGCTAACTGATTGAGTTCACTTTGAACATCCGTTGAATACCCTGAAATTAAATCAAAATTTTTCTTCAATATGGAATTGAACAATCTATCTGCAATGTTGAAATACATTTTTCCGTCAGGTAAAACATCTACTGTTACATGAGTTCCTAAAACATCAGATAAAATTTGACCAACTTCAACACCAAATTCATTTGCTTGAATATAAGTTGCTTTTTTATTTTTTAACAATTCCATCGATCGCTTCAACTTTTTACTATTTGCTGCTCTTTCATCAAAGTCTTGATTAATTTTTTCTAAAAGAGGTGGTAAAATATCTTCCATTATTCAGCTCCTTTAATTCCAGTTAAATCACGAATGGTATCTTTATTGATGAACTCAGGAATTGCTTGATTGAGTTTAATTGCTCCATCTCCAATAAGACTTAACATACTTGCATCAGCTTCAAACAATGGTTCCCATTTCGGTTTTGTTTTGCTAAATTGTTCTCGCAAATATGGAACATCATCACGCAAACATGCTGCAAGATAAGCTACATTTAGTAATCCTGCTCCCAAACTTCGTTGAGCTTTTCTGCCAGCCAATCTTAAATTTTCATGACTTGCCTTAATTGCTTCAACCGATGATGGATTATCAGAAACGAATCCTAAATCATCAAGAGTTAACCCAGTTTCACCAGCGAAACCAGCCGCTGCAGTTCTGAGTTGTTCAGTAAATGGCGACATGCTTGGTTGAGTAAATTGTCCAAGAGTTGGTTTATCGCCATCCTCATCTTTCGTGAACTGTAGCATGCTTGAAACTGTTGCTTTCCAAGTTTCCATTGGTTCCGCATCATCACTCAATCCAGTTACATATTTTTGAGGGAAAGAATAAAACTCAGCAGTTACATCAGCTCTTTCAAGGGTTCGTTTTGCATTGCTTTGCCAATACATTCCTGAACGTGTGATACGAGAACGTCCAAATGGACGAACTGCATCAGGACGGTGAATGATAGGCACTAACAATGGATGACCTGTTGGATTAGCAATCGAAATATTATTACGTGAATCACGATAATAATAATCTGTTCTATCAGGCAAGAAATGAGCTTCAAGAACAATATTATTGTTTTCATCTCGTTCTAAAACTGCATATCCCTCTGTCAGTAATCCAGTAATTGGGTCAATGATTCCTGTTGCATTGGTAGCTTCAATAACTTGAAGTCGTACTGCATCATTTTCACCTTTAGAAATATAAGTAAAGCTACATGATGCAATAAGTGATGACAAAACAGCACTATCAAAAAATATATCAGGATTATTTTCCTCAAAAATTTCATTTACTGTAAAGTCATCATTTTCAAATTCTCGAAAAACAAGACGGTCTGCAAGACTATCAACTCCTTTTGCACACCACCCTAATATTGAACGATATTGTTGGCTTAATGCTTGTGGAATTGTAATCCCTTTGAATCTATCAACATGCTTCATTGCATATTGCTCATAGCGCATTTCTGCTCTTCGTTTATGAACAGATAGCTTAAATCTCAGGTATCCAATACCTTTTTCAGTCAATTTTTTGCTCCTTTCTAAAGTCGCGTGAGAAAAAATGTACAGTGACGGCGTGAAGTACGGAGTGACCCAGAGGGAGGGGGATATGCCCCCATAGTTTAGCTCCTAAGCTCTTTAAATTATTTTTAATAATATCTATCATAAATAAATTAAGATACATAAGAAGACCAATCACGGCTCTGTGGTAAATTACGATTACCTAATACCTTTGGTTCTTCTTGCTTCACATTGAATAGCTTGGCAGACTTCTGGCGGTTGCAGGTCCAGTTAGCAAGCTGTAAGTTATCCATCGCTGAAGGATGACCACCTTTGTTAATTGGAATGATGTGGTCAACAACTGGACTCAATGGATCAGGAGCTTTCAATCTCTTATCGATTGGCTTGCCACATATTCCACAAGTGTTCTGTGTCTTTAAAAGAATCTTTCTATTCTTATCAAAGGCTACACGATGCGCACCAGTACGGTCAGCACGTAATGCTATGGGAGGTCACCTCACTTTCTCCACACAAAAAGCCAACAGAATATATCCGCTGGCTTTATTTGTTTTATTTGATGATACTATAATACAACATTTATCTTGTCAGTTTTCGCCCAAAAGGTGACAAATTACCAGAAGCCGTCACATATCTCATCATACTTCTCAAGTATTGCTCTTCTCTTTCTAAAGTATTGGCGCTCAGTTATGTGACACTTATCAGCTATCTCTGGTACTGTATAACGTTTACCAGATAACCAACGGTAGTGGAATACCAATTGCATATCTTCATCCTCTCCAAACCAATCTTGTAACTCATTGATTCGGTTCTTAAACTCATATAGACTTTGGAGTTTACTGTCAGCATCCCATTTCATAACCATATCTTCTACTGGCTTTGAGATTATACTTGACCTACCACCACCTACATTATTATCATGTGATTGTTTAACTTCTAACTCATACTTGCGATATTGAATAGCGTGGTCAATTCGTTGACACATAAAGAGCTTCTTCTCTATAGCTTTCAAGTCGCTGTCAGTAAGGTTATATCTTCTACTCATAGTGTCTTAACTCCTTATATTTATGATATAATAGTAGTTAAGAAATCTGTTTTTAAAGCCCGTTGCCAGCGGGCTTTTTTTGTTTAATTAAAAGAGTTAATTCCAAAAGCGACCACTATAATAAAAATCACAGCTAATATTGCAAATATCCATAACCCGATAATCTTAGCTAGTAAATATATACCTAAAACATACAGCATAAACAAAGCAACAATTCCAGTTGCAATTAGTAATGATTTACCCATTTCTCCTCCAGTTGAGTTTAGCGAGTTCCTAGCTCAGTATGATATAATTTGTTAGACCATAAAAAT